TTGAGGAGCCTCTTCTGTTTCCTCTTTCACATCAACTTCGGTTTCAAACTCTAATTCTTGCTGTTCAGCTACGTTTTCTTTGCTCATGATGTCCTCTATTTATAACTTTTAATGTCGTCAGGATCTACAATTGTGGCGATAACCTCGTCATCATTGATGATACGAACCTCTCCACCCGTGATGTTGAAACGAGAACCTGCATATCTGCCAATGCAGACCCAGTCTCCTTCCTTGCACCACGCCTCTCCACCAAACTTGTCTTGGTCTTGATAGGCTAACGGCCCAACTTTAATGACATATGCAACAACCGTTGCTCGAGCTTCTCGCTCTCGAACTTGGTCTGGAATATACACACCGCCATCTGTTTTATCGTTACCAGTGTAGGGCATAACAAGTATGCGCCACCCTGTTGGCTGTGGTACTCTTTCTTTTAAGGACATGTCTTGTGCAGCTTTTTCGGATTCTTTTTTTGCTCTCTGCTGCTGGAGAATATAGTCAGGAACTAGAAGTGTCTTCGTCATAGTTGCTCTTCTTTAGCAGGGCCTGTAATTCATCAAGAGCATAGGTGACACCCTGTATTTCACCGACTCTTGCTCGGTAGTCTTCCATATTTGAAATACCACCACTTGCTAAACCTACACTAATATCATCTACTCTTTGTTTCAAGACTTTTTGATATTTTGTTAAAATATTAATTAAATCCATGCTTTAGTACAACTCAGGATAAAAAGGATCCGCTACAGGTCCTTCGTCTAAATCATTCGTTTCAGATTCCATGTTTAAGTTGAAGTCAGGAAGTAAACTAGATATCCCACTTAAATTAAAGTCAGGAAGTAACTCAGATACTTTGTCTTTAGCTTCTCCTGGGTCAACTCCCCCTGTAAAGAAACTAAGCATATTGCTAATCATCCCCCCAGGTTTATTACGAGGATCCAGGCTGGGATCATAGTTAGGACTAGACTCTGGAACCATTCTTGTTCCTGCTGGGTCAGCCATAGAAACAATCGGCCCAAAAATATTGCCGGGAAGAAGAGAAAAAATACCTCTGGCTCCCATCTCCATTGCTGACATTGGTTGAACTTGTTTACGAAGAGGCCCAGAAATAGTTGCCTCTCCTTCACTGCTACCAAACAAACTACCAAATCCTCTACGCATAGCTCTAGGATTTATAGAAGACATTGTTTCTGGAGCTAGAAACCTCTGAACTCTTTTATTGTATATATCATCAATCTGTTTTTGTTCTAAATTAGGAAAGCTAATATATTGTCTAAGACCACTTGACCCGTAAGGATTTACAATGTTACCAGAAGCATCTGTTGTTGAGGGCTCGAATCCTTGCTTCTGCATACGAGCTAATAACGCTTTAGGCAGACCGCTATCTCTGTCTCTTTCAACACGTTTAGCAGGTTTAGAGAAGTCTATCTGCTTTGCTAACTTCTCTCCAAGTTCTCTTCTTGCAACAGAATCTCTAGAGGCCACTTATTTTACTCCTGAAAAACCTGTGCCACCAATTGCTGCTCCAACACCACGACATACAAACTTACCATCTTTTGCCATGATTACTGGTTCATCATCGCCTCTTCTTTTAAGCTTTGGCTTTTTGTTTTTTTCTTTATTTTGAGGGTGGTTCGGATCTAACAAGTCTGGATTTTTTCTAAGTTCTTTTGCCATGCCGGGATTATCTTTGTAGAACTCAGAATTGTCTTTTAAAAACTTTTCTACTTTTCTACGCTGCTTTACCTTTTTAGGCATTGCAATAGGACCAACCATCTCTGCCATACTTCTCTCCATTACCTGTGAGCCACCATCTTTTCTACTGCGACCTTTATTAATTAAGTTTACGGCTTGACTTCTGCTTATGCCTAAATCGTTTGCAAATTGATTTATTCTGGGTCTTGCCATTTAAGTCACCTTCATGTCTTGAGAAACAGTATGCCGTAATTGTTTAATTTTGTCTATTCCACTTTTGTTATGCAACTCGAACAATACCAAGACTCTCCCTTATCTTTAGAAAATCCTGATGTCTTGGCACCACATGCAGCGCATTCTGTGGATTGATATATCTTGTATTCTTTAGGCCAACGAATGTCATGCTTCTTAAACTTTCGCTCTCCATATTTTCTTACCCTTTTTTCGGCCATACGGATACAGCCATATAGGCTCCCACGATGCCCCCACCTGTCAAATATAATAAATTAGAGAGGTCTGTAAGAAGTTTTACTCTTTCATCTGACACAAAAGGCATGAACATTAACAACGTATACAGTGCCATAAAACACAATACAGCCGTAGCCATACGTCTTTGTGCTGTCATTTTGCGAAGTTCTGCTGCCTCATGTTTCTCAGCTGCCTCTATTTCATGTAACTTTTCGGCTGCTAACAACTCATCATCGTCTACAATTCCGTCCCCATCTAGATCATATTTGTTATAGTCGGAGCCTTTTTGTAGTTTTTTCTGAATCATTTAGATATCC